ATGATAGGATAATACCTTATGCCAGTAAATCATTATTTTCAAGGTGGCAATGGTATCGGGTCAGACGCTGAAAAAAGACTTTACGAAAATTTAATTATTGAAGGTCTTAAAATTTACGGCCAAGACGTTTACTATTTACCACGAACACTTGTTAATAGAGACCTTATATTAGGTGAAGATGTAGCAAGCAAATTTAACGCTGCTTATCTGGCCGAAATGTATATGGAAACTACAGAGGGTTTTGCTGGCCAACAAGAAATCATAAACAAGTTTGGATTAGAAATTAGAGAAGACACTACTTTTATGGTGTCTAAAAGAAGATGGTTGGATTTAGTTGATGACCCTGCTACTTTAATTGTATCAGGCAGACCAAATGAAGGCGATATAATTTATATGCCTTTAATGAATAGTTTTTTTGAAATACAATTTGTTGAAGACCAAGAGCCATTTTTCCAATTAGGCCAATTACCAGTTTACAAATTAAGATGTACTAGATTTGAATATTCAAGTGAAAGACTTGATACAGGCGTTGCTGATATTGATAAAGCTGAAGACAAATATTCTTTAGATCAATTAGCTCATCAAATGAGTTTAGAAAATGAAGAAGGTGCTTTATTGTTAGAGGCAGATGGTCCTGATAGTTCATCTAATTATCTATTAATGGAAACTTATAACTTACAAACTCAATCACCTTATGCTGATAATAATGATTTAGACACGGCGGCTGGTTTTGATACATCTTCTACTGCAGATGATATATTAGATTTTACAGAAAGAAATCCTTTTGGTGAGGTGGACTTTTAATGTTTGGACAATATTTTTATAACGAGAGTATGAGAAGAATGACCATTGGTTTTGGTCAAATCTTTAACAACATACAAATTAAAAGAAAAGATGATACAGGAAAAGTTGTTCAAACAATTCGTGTGCCTTTAGCGTATGGACCTAAAGAAAAATTTTTAGTTAGACTAGATCAACAATCAAGTTTAAATAACAGAGAGTTTGCCATAACACTACCTCGTATGGGTTTTGAAATAAATGGTATTGCTTATGACCCTACAAGAAAGCTTACAAGAATACAAAAATTTAAATCTGTAAAAGCAGATGTTGATGGCAAAACTTTATTCTATAATTACACACCGGTGCCTTATAATATATCGTATAATTTATATTCATTTACAGCAAGTGCTGAAGCTGGCTTACAAATTATAGAACAAATACTACCATTTTTTCAACCAGATTTTACTGTAACCGTAAATGCTATACCAAGTATGAATATTAAACGAGATATACCTATTGTGTTAAACACAGTAAATTACGAAGATACATATTCAGGTGATTTTACTACAAGAAGAGCAGTAATTTATACACTTAATTTTACTGCTAAAACTTATCTATTTGGACCAGCAAGTCAACAAAAAGTTGTTAAAAGTGTACAAACAGATCAATATTCTGATACTGACACAGTAGATAAAGCAAGAGAAAGTCGTATCATAGTTGTACCTAATCCTACAACGGCCGACGCTGATGATGACTTTGGATTTACAACAACCATTGACTTTTTTGAAGATAGTAAAAAGTATAATGTAACAACGGATACAGATGAATAAATAGTATAAATAATAGAGAGAACAAGAATTATGGCCATAAACAGAATTAAAACAGGTGGTATAACAGACGGTACAATCACAACTACTGATATAGCACCAGGTACTATAGCAAATGATAGATTAGCAGGCTCTATTGCCAACGCTAAACTAGCAAATTCAGCAATTACAATTAACGGAACATCTATTGCTCTAGGAGCAAGTGGTGAGATAGTCGCTGGTACAGACTGGCAAGCAGTAACCGTGGCCGATGGCTCTACGGTTTTAAATGCTGAGGCTGGTAAGGGATATTTTTTAGATACAAATACTGGTGTTATAGAAGTGTTTTTACCTACTTCACCAACTAGAGGTGACACTTTTGTGTTTGCTGATTACGGAGGAAATGTAGCAACTAATAAAGTTTTAATTAATGCTAACGGTCAAAATATTAATTCACAAGACGCAGCTGAGGGTGCTCAGACACAAGTATTTGAAATGTCAACAAATAGATCCGTAATAGAATTAGTTTATGTTGATTCTAGTAAAGGTTATCTTGTAAAACAAAATAATCAACCTGCCAATTTAGATACACCTACTAACGCAGGTGGTGGTTATGATAACCCTACTTTTATATCTGCTACAGGTGGTACGATAACAACAGACGGCGATTTTAAAATACACGCATTTACAGGAGACGGTACCTTTGTTGTAACAGGCGGTGGCGGAGATTTAGGTGTTGTTGGTTATCTTGTTGTTGGTGGTGGCGGTGGTGGTGGCCGAGATGACGGCGGCGGAGGCGGCGGCGGAGGTTTCCGTTGTGGTCCAGGTGCTATTTGTGCTAGACACATACCAATGCAAACAGGAACATATCCTGTTACCGTAGGTGCTGGTGGTGCTGGTGGCGGTCCAAGTTCTCCAGTTTGTGGATATGCTTCTAAAGGAGGTGATTCAATAGTTTCAACAATTACATCTGCTGGCGGTGGTGCTGGCGGTGGTGGTAATAGTGACCACAATCCTGTAATGGATGGTGGCTCAGGCGGTGGTGCTGGTTTTGTAAACGAGCCTTCTTCAGGTAATACACTAGGTCAAGGTAATACTCCTCCAGTTTCTCCACCTCAAGGTAATAATGGTGGTGGCGGATTTGGTCATTCAAATACAGGTGCTGGCGGTGGTGGTGCTGGTCAGGCTGCTTCTAATTCAAGTTCACAACATCAAGCTTCTGCTGGTGGTAACGGAGCAAGTGCTATACCAATATTCGGTGATTCACCTAAACCATATTATCCTTCAGTTAGTCCAGGTCCTAACGCTACTTTTGGTGGCGGCGGTGGCGGTGGTGCTTTATCATCAGGCGCTTCAGGCGGAAGTGGCGGAGGCGGACAAGGTAGAGCTCAACCATCTCCTACAGGAGTAGGTACAAATGGTGGTACTAACCACGGTGGCGGTGGCGGCGGTGGTGCTAACCATCCAGGTCCTAGATGTGGTGGTGCTGGTGGCTCAGGAATAGTTTTACTTAAATACAGATTCCAAGAATAACATAAATAGTTTTATATTATTATGAAAGTGAATATACCTTTTAGGTTTAGTGGATTACCATTAATCTCAATTAAAAACTTTTTTAATATTTCAAAGTATAAGAATGATTTACTAAATGAAATATTAAAACAAAAGAGTGATGGTGGCCGTCAATTTAAATTAAAATCAAACAAAGTATTATCTAAATTATATCAAAATTTTTTAGAGTATTCTCAAAATAGATTTGGCAAATTAGACATAATTAAAGAGCCTGAAGTGTGGGCTTTATGTACTAATAAAGATAACTGGAAATCTGTTGTTCATAATCACATAGAGACATCAACCATTAACGCTGTTTATTATTTAAATATACCACAAATAAATTACAAAAATGTAGGTGATATTAAGTTATTACATAATAATAAATGGTATAACTATACACCATCTGAAAATGAGTTAATAATATTTCCTAATTACTTAACACACGATACAGAGTACAACAAAACAGACGATTTTAGAGTGTCTATAAATATGGAAATAAAGTGTAATAATGAAATTAATTGGAGTTTATGATAAAGGTTATTGATAATTATTTACCAAAAGAATATGTTGACTATATTGAAAAGCTATTTTTAAAGCCTGAAATTGATAGTAGTTCAGAAATAGCTTGGTTTTACAATGATTATACGGCCTCTAAAGACGCAGATTATTTAAAGAAAATTAAAGATAATAAACATTTTTTTGATTCATATCAATTTACTCATATTTTTTGTAATATGAGAGAAGAAAAATCAGAACATTTTGGTAAAATTGTAAAAATACTAGAGGATACCAAAGTTAATTGGAAAAGCATAGAAAGAATTAAAGCTAATTTCACCACAAACTTGACAAATTATAAACCAGGTGATATAGTGGTACCACATCAGGATATAAGACCTAATGATGATTATTTTAAAAATAAAAAATTTATTAGTATAATATACTATGTACACGATACAGACGGTGACACCGTGTTTTATGATAAAGAATGTAAAAAAATTACTAAAAAAGTTACACCTAAAAAAGGTAGAGCTGTTATATTTGACTCTTTAATATTTCATAGTTTTATGAGGCCTATTAAGTCAGAGAAAAGAGTGGTAATAAATTTTATAGTAAATGTGTAATGAATAAATTTGTTTTTGTAAAAGATAATATACTATCTAAAAAAGATTGTGATAATATTGTAGAGACTTGTGATAAAAATTTAACGTCATCTAAAGATTATCAAGGTTATGATTATTATGATATTAAAAAAATGAATCTATGGAAATTTTTAGCTAATAAAACTAATTTAATAATTAAAGATTATTTAAAAGAATATCCAGAGCTTGATTTAGTTAATGACACTTTTGTATTAACAAATATTAGATTTAAAAAATTTAATAAAGGTAAAAGCTTTGGTGATTGGCACTCTGAACATTGTTTTGACTATCCAGGTAGAATACTAAATATAATGTACTATCTAACAGACCATAATTGTGGTACAGAGTTTTATGATGGTGAGGTTGTTTTGTCAAAAAAAGGTAGAGCGATAGTTTTTCCTTCATACTTTACACACACTCATAGAGGTCAGGTTTGTCCTGATGGTAAGACTAGATACATATTAACAGGTTATTTTGAGTTTTATAAATAGAGGTAAAAAATGAATTTAGAAAATTATTATTACTATTTTAAATCAGCACTAACACCAAGAATGTGTGATGAGATAATAAAATATGGTAAAGAACACGACACACAAATGGCTATTACAGGTGGCTCAGATGATGAGGCAAATAAAAAAGCTGATGGTACATTAAAAAAATCAGTAATTAAAAATATTCAAAAGAAAAGAAAATCTGACATTGTTTGGATGAGTGATCGTTGGATTTATAAAGAAATTCACCCATTAATACACGAAGCAAACGCTAAAGCAGGATGGAATTTTGAGTGGGATTGGTCAGAGTCTTGCCAATTTACAAAATATGGTGTAGGCCAATATTATGGCTGGCATTGTGATAGTTGGGAAAAACCGTATGATAGATCAAAACAAAAAGATGATAACGGCGTACCTTATGCTGAAACAGGTAATTATCCAATAGATCACGGAAAAATTAGAAAGTTGTCAGTTACAATTAGTTTAAACGATCCAGATGAATATGATGGTGGTAATTTACAATTTGATTTTAGAAATCAAATAGATTGGGAAAGAAATAGAAAAGCAAAAATTAAATCTTGTACAGAAATAAGACCTCGTGGATCAGTTATAGTTTTTCCAAGTTTTGTATGGCATAGAGTAGAACCTGTAACTAGAGGCACAAGGTATTCACTAGTAATTTGGAACCTAGGATACCCTTTTAAATAATATATATATATTGTAAATGATTTGGAGTAAAAAATGACGGTAAAAACAAATAAAGATATAATGGATACAAGTTGGTATTTTGGAACACCAGTTTATTCTATTATGAAACCAGAGTGGTTAAAACCAGCAATAAAAGCAACAGATAAATTTATAGATGAGGCTTATAAAAATAAAAAGCCTGATTTAAAAGAAAGAAAAAAGTTTTTAGGTAATAAAGATTATTTAAAAGTAAAAGACCACGGAATGAGTTATCACTCAACACCTTTAAATGGTGATCCTGGTTTAAAAGAATTAGAATCATATATTGGTGCTACATCTTGGAATTTATTAGATGAGTGGGGTTATGATATGTCAAAATACACAATGTTTTTTACAGAATTTTGGGTACAAGAATTTGCTAAAATAGGTGGAGGCCACCACGACACACACGTTCATTGGGACAATCATATATCTGGCTTTTACTTTTTAAAGTGTTCAGATAAAACATCTTTTCCTGTTTTCCACGATCCAAGAGCAGGAGCTATGATGACAAAATTACCACAAAAAAATGGAAATCAAATTAGTCCAATGATAGATCAATTACATTACAGACCAAAACCTGGTCAATTAATATTTTTTCCTGCATATGTTCCACATCAATTTGCTGTAGATGATGGTGTTGATACATTTAGATTTATACATTTTAATTTACAGGCCGTTAGAAATATAATTGTTGATAGTGTAAAAGGAATGAAATAATGAATAAAAAATTTAAAGAAAAACATTTTTTTGTAATTAAAGAGGCAATTAGTAAAGATGTAGCTAATTTTATTTACAACTATTTTATGATGAAAAAACAAGTAGCAAGAACATTTTTTGATACTCGATATATCTCACCTTATACAACAGAATATGGTGTATGGAATGATACACAGGTTCCTAATACGTATTCTCATTATGCTGATATAGCAATGGAAACTTTATTGTTAGCTGTTCAACCTAAAATGGAAAAGTTAACAGGACTAAAATTAAATCCAACTTACTCATATGCTAGAATATACAAAAGAGGTGATGTATTAAAAAGACACAAAGATAGATTTAGTTGTGAAATATCAACTACAATGAATTTAGGAGGTGATGATTGGCCAATTTATATTGAGGCTAGTAAAAATGTTGGTGAACCAAAAGATGGTTTTCCAGAAGAAACTAAAAATAAAGGCTCAAAGGTTATTTTAAAACCTGGTGATATGTTGGTTTATAAAGGTATGATACTAGAACATTGGCGAGAAGTATTTTTAGGAGAAAATTGTGCTCAAGTATTTTTACACTATAATGATGTTAATTCAAAAGACGCTGATAAAAATATATTTGATGGCCGACCACATTTAGGTTTACCATCTTACTTTAAAGGTATGAAACTTAACTCATAAATAGTATTATGAGTAAACTGGAAGAAAAAGTTAACGAGATACTTGGTATTGAAAAAGAAGTACAAAAGGTAGAAAAAGAATTTAAACCTTTAGTGCCTCGTAAAGAAGATAAACAAAAAGAAGACGTTGATAACGATTACAAATATAGTAGAGAAAATTACTATAACTTAATTGAAAGAGGCCAAGAAGCTATACAAGGTATATTAGATGTAGCAAAAGAGGGCCAACATCCTAGAGCATACGAAGTAGCATTAGCAGGTATTAAAAATGTTGCTGACACCGTTGATAAATTACAAGATTTACAAGCCAAATTAAAAGAATTAAAACAACTACCAAAAACATCTAACGCTAATATTAAAAACGCTTTGTTTGTAGGGTCAACTGCTGAATTACAAAAAATGTTGAATAGAAAAAAAGAAGATGAAAGTATTAAAAGCAAAAACATCACACCCGAAAAAACAGATATTTCCGATTAGTGAATTAAACTATAATCTTTATTACGAAAAAAATAATTCTGAATTGGTCAACGGCGCTGAAGATATATTAAATGGTGCTGATATGATTGACCCTATTCAAGTAAAAAAATATACACCATCTAAAACTCCTAGATATGGAGCTAATGGTAAAATATATAGAGAAAGATTATATGGTGTTTGGAAAGGTAATCAAAGAGTAACGGCCGCTGTTAAACTAGGTTATACACACATTGAGGGTATAATAATATGAGTACAGACGCATATCTAGGTAATCCTAATTTAAAAAAAGTAAACACGCCTGTTGAGTTTACACAAGAACAAATTGTTGAATATCAAAAGTGTAGTGAAGACCCATTATACTTTATGGAAAATTATGTACGTATTGTATCACTTGACGAGGGTCTTGTGCCTTTTAAAATGTATGACTTTCAAAAAAGAATAGTTAACACAATTCATAATAATAGATTTACAATTTGTAAATTACCTAGACAATCAGGTAAGTCAACTACAACTATCTCATACTTACTACATTATGCTTTATTTAATCCTAATTCTAATATAGCTTTACTTGCTAATAAATCATCTACTGCTAGAGATATATTAAGTAGATTACAATTAGCATATGAAAACTTACCAAAATGGTTACAGCAAGGTGTCATAAACTGGAACAAAGGTAATATTGAATTAGAAAATAAATCAACCATAGTAGCGGCTGCTACATCATCAAGTGCTATTCGAGGTGGTTCTTATAATATAATATTTTTAGATGAGTTTGCCTTTGTACCTACAAACATTGCCGAAATGTTTTTTAGTTCAGTTTATCCTACAATATCATCTGGTCAAAAAACAAAAATGATTATTGTATCAACACCTTATGGTATGAATCAGTTTTATAAGTTATGGGTTGACGCTGAAAATAAAAGAAACGATTATATACCTATTGAAGTTCATTGGTCAGAGGTGCCAGGTAGAGATGAAAATTGGAAAGAACAAACAATACGTAATACAAGTGAAGAACAATTCCAACAAGAATTTGAATGTGAGTTTTTAGGTTCTGTTAATACACTTATTAGTCCTGCTAAAATTAAAACAATGGCCTATTTAAATCCTATTAAGACTTCAGGCAGTATAGAAATGTTTGAGGCACCACAAAAAGGCCATACTTATGTAGCTACAGTTGATGTATCCAGAGGTGTTGATAAAGACTACTCAGCTTTTGTAGTTTTTGATGTTACAAAAATGCCTTACAAGGTGGTGGCCATTTATAAAAATAATGAAGTCAAACCTTTTGTTTTTCCTAATATTATAGATCAAGTATGTAAAGGATATAATCACGCTCACATATTAACCGAAGTAAATGATATTGGTCAACAAATTGCTGAAGCTTTACAGTTTGAAATTGAATATGACAATTTGTTAATGACTACACAAAAAGGTAGAGCTGGCCAAGTTTTAGGTGCTATGTTTAGTGGTCGTGGTTCATCTATGGGTGTTCGTATGACAAAACAAATAAAAAGAATAGGTTGTGCCAATATTAAGACATTAATAGAGGGGGATAAACTACATATAAATTCATTTAAAATTATAGAGGAGATGTCAACTTTTGCTAAAAGAGGCCAAAGTTGGCAGGCCGAAGACGGATCGAATGATGATCTAATGATGTGTTTAGTTATATTTGGTTGGCTTTCAAATCAGCCTTATTTCAAAGAGTTAACAAATACTAACGCTAGACTTAAAATGTATCAGGAACAACAAAATTTAATTGAACAAGATATAGCCCCTTTTGGATTTTTAGATGATGGTATAAATGACCACGAAAAAACTGAAATAGATGAATACGGAGATGTCTGGCACCCCGTAACTCGAAAAGGTATGTAATTTAGGGTTATTATAAATATCTACATAATGACATTTGACTATGGGCGTATGAATAATACGAATTTTGAATACTATAAACAAGGTAAATTAGCTAATTTAAGAGGAGAATAAACCTATGGCATTTCAAGTATCACCGGGAGTTCTCGTACAAGAAAGAGATTTAACTAGAATTATACCAGCAGTATCAACAAGTATTGGTGCTTACGCTGGTGAGTTCAGAAAAGGACCTTTAGATGAGGTTGTTACTATCTCTAGTGAAGCTGAATTAGTTGACACGTTTGGAAAACCTGACTCAAATAACTTTGAGCATTTTTTCAGCGCAGCCAACTTCTTAGCTTACTCTAACTCGTTAAGAGTAGTACGTGCTACCCAAACATCACACGCTAATGCTAACGACTCCGGCTCTAGTTTCTTAATCAAAAATATAGATGATTATGACGCTAACTATGCTGGTGGAGAAATCTTTGGCGGTGCTAACTATGTTGCTAGAACAGCTGGCGCTCACGGTAATAACTTACTTGTATCTACTTGTCCAAGTGCTACGGCTTACTCACAAACTTTATCAACAGGAAATCAGATCGCTTCAGCAGGTGCTGTAGGTGATACATCCGTTACGGTGGATGATGTTGACTTAGCAGATAACGTGATTAGTGTTGGAGATATAATCCAATTCTCATCAACTGCTGACGCAACAGATTTTGATGATGGTGAATTTTACAGAGTAACAGCCATTAACACAGGAACAGATGTTGTAAATATCGTACAACATCCAAGAGGTTCAGGTGGTTTAAAAAGAGTGGTTGCTGAAAACAGCAGAATCAAAAGAAGATGGAGATATTATGACGCCGTTGATGGCGGTGCTCCAGGAACATCAGCTTATGTGTCTGACAGATCAGGCTCAGGAGATGAAATACACGTTGTAGTCGTTGACGAAGACGGTGGTATTACAGGTGTACCAGGACAAATATTGGAAACATTTTCTAAATTATCAAAAGCGGCTGACGCTTTAACTCCACAAGGAGACTCAAACTACCTACCAACTGTGATTAGAAATCAATCTAAACACATTTATTGGGTAGACTGGCCTACGGCTGGTACCAACTGGGGTTCAAACGCAGCTTCAACTACATTTACAGCAGTTAATACTAACACACTAGCTTCACTTTCGGGTGGTGCTGATGGTTCAACAGTTACAGACGGACAACTTCAGGACGCTTATGAGAAGTTCCAAGACGCTGAAACAGTTGATGTTGGTTTAATCATTGCTGGTCCAAGTGGTTCAACAGCACACATTGACAATCTAATTACTATTGCTGAAAATAGAAAAGATTGTGTAGTGTTTGCTTCACCACAAAGATCAGACGTTGTAGGTGTAACTAACTCAAATACACAAGCGACTAATGTAATCGGCTTCTTTGATAGTATTAGATCATCTTCATATGTTGTTTTTGACTGAGGTTATAAACAAATGTATGATAGATTTAATGACGTTTACAGATTTGTGCCATTAAATGGAGACATTGCTGGTCTAGCGGCTAGAACGGATTTGATAGCAGATCCTTTCTTTTCACCTGCTGGATTTAACAGAGGTGTTGTAAGAGGTGCCGTTAAATTGGCCTTCAATCCAAATAAAACACAAAGAGATGACTTATATCAAGCAAGAGTAAATCCTGTGACAACATTCCCAGGACAAGGTACAGTTTTATTCGGTGACAAAACTGGATTAACTTCACCTTCAGCGTTTGATAGAATCAATGTAAGAAGATTGTTTATTACACTAGAAAAAGCAATAGCTACGGCTGCTAAGTTCCAATTGTTTGAGTTCAATGATGAATTTACTAGAGCAAACTTTAGAAATATCATTGAGCCGTTCTTACGAGAGGTACAAGGTAGACGAGGTATTACTGACTTCTTGGTAGTTTGTGATGAAACCAACAATACAGGTGATGTAATTGATAGAAATGAATTTGTAGCAGAAATCTTTGTGAAACCTGCTAGAAGTATCAACTTTATCACATTATCATTTGTAGCAACCAGAACAGGAGTGGCCTTTGAAGAGGTCGCTGGCTAATAGTAGAGGAGAATAAAATATGCCAAATATTAATGACTTCAAAGCTAAACTTGCTGGCGGCGGCGCAAGAGCCAATCAGTTTAAGGTTACAATGCCTTTTCCTGGTTACGCACAAGTTGGTGGCGAAATAGAAGACCTAGCGTTTTTATGTAGATCAACACAATTACCTGATATGACTATCGGTGTTGTGAATGTGCCTTTTAGAGGTCGAAACATAAAGATTGCTGGTGATAGAACAATCGGCGAGTGGCCAATTACTTGTTACAATGATACAAACTTTAAGTTAAGAAATGCTTTTGAAAGATGGCAAAACGGTATCAACAATATGTCTGATAACGAAGGCTTAACTAATCCAGTTGATTATCAAGTGGATGCGTTTGTAGATCATTTAGACAGAAATGGTAATACGGTGAAATCATATACGTTGAGAGGAGTTTTCCCAACGGTGGTAGCACCAATTGAATTGACGTATGATGAACAAACGGCAATAGAACAATTTGACGTTACGTTCAACTACCAATACTTTGAAAGTAATACAACTACTTAATTTTAATGAGGGTGGCCTGGTCTCCAGGCCATCTTCCTAAAACTATTATAAGTAGTAGTAAGAAAAAAAAGGAAATATAAAATGGCTGAATTATTTGGATTTAGTATTACAAGGGCAAAGAAACAAGCCGATCCTAAACAAAGCTTTACTACCACTCAAGCAGATGATGGTACACAAACTATAGCTGCTGGTGGTTACTTTGGTCAGTACCTTGATATGGAAGGTACGGCAAAGAGTGAGGCGGATTTAATACGAAGATATAGAGAAATAGCTTTACACCCCGAGTGTGATATGGCAGTAGAGGATATTGTCAATGAAGCTGTTGTTGCTAACGAATTAAAAGACGCTGTGAGAGTAAACGTTGATGGTTTGCCTTATGGTAAAGAAGTAAGAAGAAAAATAGAAGACGAATTTCAAAACGTATTAAGATTATTAAATTTTAATACAAAAGGCCACGACATTTTTAGAAGATGGTATGTAGATGGCCGTATTTACTATCACAAAATTATTGATAGAAACTCACCTGTAAAAGGTATCACAGAATTAAAGTATATTGATCCTCGTAAAGTTAAAAAGATAAGAGAGATCAGAAAAAAAAGACCAGATGGTCCTACACCACACGGTCTTGCTGTTGTAGATGAATCTGTTGAATATTATAAAAAAAAAAAAAAAGGAGTATCAGG